CAACTAATTTTAAATTTAGTAAGCAAGTAAAGGATTTAATAGATTACGAAACATTTAGTAAGTATGGTGAAAGTGTAGAAAACTTTGAACTTGTAAAAACTAAAAAAATAATGTTTGGCAAGGAAGATTTTATTTCTAAAATTGAACAAGGAATATTAGACTTAATTAAAAAGACTCCAGACATAACTATTGAAAGTTTAATGGAAGTAATGAAGTTAGATAAAACCAAAGTTAGCGATGCAATAGAAACTTTAATAGGTGATGGTTTAATAGACGAAAACTTAAAGATAACTACTAAAGGAGAAAACAAAAACGTACCAACATTTAGTGAATTATTTATACGTTACAAATATGCTTTAAGAAGTGATGCACCTGCATTAGTTGAGGGTGGTGTTAGTAGAGATTTTTGTGCAGCAATGATGGCTAACCCTCGTTACTTTAGCAGAGAAGATATAGAGAACATTGGTAATGATTTAGGACAAGTTTATGACATACCTAACTACGATGCATTTAGGCGCAGAGGTGGTTTTTACCATGACCCAATTCAAGATGTAAACTTACCATATTGCAGACATATTTGGGTACAAGAATTAGTTAAAAAAGTTAAATAATATGGCAGCACAAGTTTTATTTTTAAGCGAACAAACATTAAAGCAGCGTTCTGTTTTACAGGATAATGTTGATATGAAGATTGTTACTCCGACTATTATCGAAGTGCAGGAGTTTTATATATTACCGATATTAGGAACAAGTTTATACAACGAATTAAAAACACAAATTGCAGCGAGTACAGTAAGCAATGCAAATAAGAATTTAATTGATAACTACATTACTAACACAATGATTTGGTATATGCAAGTTGAATTACCATTAGCAATGAACTACAAGTATTTCAACAAAGCAGTAGGTGTTCAAAACGCAGATAATATGCAACCTGCAAGCATGAATGAGATTCGGGATATAATGGATGAGGCAAGAAACAAAGCACAAGTATATGCCGAGAGATTAACTAAATTCTTATTAGCTAACACAACTACTTACCCATTGTATTTAACTCAAACTGGTGTAGGCATAGACACTATATTCCCACAAAGAACGAATTACAACAGTGGAATGTTATTAGATGGTGATGATTGTTGCAGTGGTAGATATAACTTTCAAGGAATAAAAATAGAACCGAGAGAATTAACCAAACCTTGTACATATTGTTAATGAAAACAAAAATAAGAAACATTGAAAAGTTACAAAAATTTATAAAAGAAAATGCAATTTTACACACTCAATCAAATAATAAACCTGTTCGAAACAATAGCGACAAACCACGCTCAAATAAACGGGTTTAACTTTGGTGAAGCATCGGATATTTCAGCGAGTGAACAAGAGCAATACCCTTTATTATGGGTTGATGTAATTGATAGTAGTATTGATAGTAACACTTTAAGTTTAAATATGAACGTAAAAGTAATGGATATACAAAAGGATGACCAAACAAATGAACGTGATACCCTAAGTGATTGTTTAAGTATATCGCAAGACGTTTATTCAGAGTTGACCAATCCAACATATCAAGATTACTTTTTGTTAAGTTTTGCAACAAATTTAGTACCTTTAAGAGAAGCATTAGCAGACAAGGTAAATGGTTGGGAAATGAATTTAACTTTTGAATTAGCACAAGAAAGAAATAGGTGTCAAATACCTTTAAAATAAATAAAAATAATATATTATTAAACAAATAAAAATATGACAGATTTAGGCAAAATAATTGGTTCAGGTGGATGTGAATTCATTGCAGCAGCAAGCGCAAAAACAGGTAAAACTTACACAGGAATTGTAATCAATACTGATGCAGTAATTAGTGTTTTAAGTATTGATGGTGTAAACGTATTAACTACAAAAGGTTTTAATGGTGTTACAGTTAGCGCAGGTATGTTTATACCCGCAGCAGCAGGAACAAGCATTACTGCGATTACTTTAAGTTCGGGAACTGCGATAGCTTATAACAATCAATAGTTATGTTAGGAATAACTACAACAAACGCACGAGTTGGAGGGTTTCGTGGGCTTGGTAAAATAGGTAAATTAATATTAGCATATTTTGCTCGTGTAATCGCAGCAGGTGGGGTTACTGAAGGCAAAGAATGTTTGTCAAATAGTTTGAGTAGTTTAGATTCTAAACAACTACTTGACAATGCATCTTTGGTTTTGATTCCAAGTGGCTACAAAGAATCAGTATTATTTAGCCAAGTACCAACAAGTGGTTTAGGCGATTTAGATGTTGTTCGTGCTACAACTGCAACAAGAGTAAATAGCGCAGGATTGATTGAAGTTGTAGCAAGTAATTTCCCTCGTTTAGATTACACAAATGCAAGTTGTCCGAGTTTGTTAGTTGAGCCACAAAGAACAAATTTAGCTTTATATTCAAATGATTTTAGTAATACTGTTTGGGTTAAAAATGGTTGTACAACAACACCAAATACAACTGTTTCGCCTGATGGAAATACTAATGCTTCTACTCTTACTTTTACAGGAGTAAATCAATTTATTGCTCAAACTTGTTTAACTGTTGGAACAAATGCAACGGGTTCTTTTTATTTAAAAGGAACTAATGGACAAACGATACAAATTTCAGTTGGTGGTGTTGATTTTCTTGTAACTTTAACAGGTAATTGGCAAAGATTTACTTTAAATAGACCTACAACTACAGCAGCAACTATAAATGTAAATACTTTTGGAAGTGCAACTGCAAGAGTTTTGCAAATATATGGTTTTCAAGCAGAAGTAGGTTCTTACGCAACTTCATATATCCCAACTGTAGCATCTACTGTAACTCGCAATGCAGATGTAATAAGTAAAACAGGAATAAGTAGTTTAATTGGGCAAACAGAGGGAGTTTTTTATGCTGAAATTAATGGTTTTCTTGGTGAAAATACCGCAAGACTTCTTTCTATTTTTAATACTTCTTTAGGAACTTACAGAAATTATATCAATATTTCTCTTAGAAATTTAACTAATTTATTAAGATTTACAATTGCTGCTAATGGTGTTACAATTAGAGATTTTTCTGCAACAGTTGTTCAAACTAATTTTAATAAAATAGCTGTAAAATATAGTCAAAGTGGATATTCTTTTTGGTTAAATGGAGTAAAAGTAGCTGATGGAGTAACTGCTTGTAATTTTCAATTATTAGACAGATTTACAACAAGTGATGTAGATGGTACAAGTCCTTTTAATGGAAATATAAAATCAATTCAACTTTATAAAACAGCTTTAACAGATGCAGAATGTATCGCATTAACAACAATATAAAATGGAATTTTGCAAATACGAATTTACTGACTTGCAATGGTCAAGTTTAAAAAAGAAAATAGAAACAGCAAACGAGGATGGAAACACATCTTTTGTTGGTTGTTCGGTGGTGGAATTAGGGCATATAATAATCAATGAAATAGTAAGTAAAAAATATTCAGTTGATATATTATGGGATGAATCACCATTGGTTGAATTTAACCAATACGAGGTTTATCCTGATCCTTGTGGCATTCATACTTTCGCAGGATTAGAAAACCAATATGCTGAAAAATATTACACTAAATTTCCTGACCAAAGACCAATAGCTTTATAATGAAGAAGAACTTTTTATTAGTTATTGAAAACGGATTTGCGTGGAGTGGTGTAATAGCTGCATACGCTATGGCAATACTACCAATAATTCAAGTATTAGCAGGTGTTGCAGCATTCGTGTTTTCATTATTATCTATAATTAAAATTTGCAAGAATTGGTATGAGAAAGATTAAGCAAAATTGGGAATCTAAATTAAGCACTATTATGGGTTTTATAGTTGCGATTTCTACTGCTTGGATTACGATTGACTGGGTAACATTTGACATACAAAAAGAGTACCCTAAACTGATTTTAAGCGCATTGATTGGCATTGGTGGTTATATGACTAAAATAAACTCAAAAGTAAACTAATAAATGAACTAATAACAATGATAAGTAAACACATTACTTTACAAGAAGCAACAGATAGCCCAACTGCTTTAAGAATGGGTATTAAGAACGCGCCTAATGAACTTGAATTAGAAAGTATGAAGTTTGTTGCAGAAAACTTATTTGAACCGATTAGAGAATGGTATGATAAGCCTATAAAGATTAACAGTTTTTATAGATGTTTAGCACTTAATAAAGCAGTTAAAGGAAGTTTAACAAGTGGTCACGTTCTTGGAAATTCAATTGATATTAGTGGTGGCAATAAAGTGGAAAATAAAAAGATATTTGATTTTATAAAAACAAGTGGTTTATTTTATGACCAGGTTATAAATGAATACGATTACACTTGGATTCATATTTCTTTAAAAAAGACTGGCAATAGACAACAAATACTTGTAATAAAGTAGTGGATAGTGTAGACAAAGAAAGAGCAAGAATAGTGGCTATAATCGATGCAAAATATAAGCAAAAAGCCATTGATTTAAAAAAGGAACAAGAACTAAATAAAAAAAGAAAATGATTGAATATGCAATATTACTTTTACTTCAATCAGCTTTTCGAGCTGTAAATGATTCCATAATCCATCATGATTCCTTCGCTATTTATGGTAAATTTTTTAGTCGAGAATATGCCGAACGAAATAAGCAAAATTGGTTTCACAAATATTTCCCAATGTTCTACGATGCTTGGCATTTGGGAGTTGTATTACAAACACTTTGCTTAGTTGGTGTTGTATTTATAGCTACTCAATCAATATTGTTTGTGGTGGCTGTATTAATTGGTAGGGGTTTAATTTTTAATATAATTTACAAATGAAATATCTAATAATAATTTTACTTTTATCAAGTTGTTACACTAAACATAGGGCAATAGAAAAATTTTGCTCAAAAGATACAGCCAGTGTAATGGTAACTATACACGATACGATTAGAACCGAAACGATACGAACCGACACGATATTTAATGATACTGTTGATTCGGTTTATATAACAAAAGATAAATTAGAAATAGTTTATGTAAAGAAGTTTGGCAAAGTTTACATTGAAGGAAAGTGCAAAGGTGACACGATTTATTACGAGAAAAAAGTATTGATTGAAGTGCCTATTGACTGCCCAAAACAAAGTTGGTTTGACCAAATGATAGTTGAAGCAAAATGGTGGATACTTATAATTATAGCAATACTTATTTTGGTAATATTTAAACGAAATGGATAAAATAATATTAAGTGTAACTGCTTATGGTTGTAAGCACACAATTGA